ATGCGCACTGCATCACGCCGAAACTCGTCTGTGTATCTCGTTGCCATTCCATATCTCCTTCATAGCAAACATTGCTCGAAAGAGACCGGAACTAAAACGGGACAAGACCACCCCAATCCGCACACTATCCACCACCGGCTTCTTTATGGGCCGCCCATAGGTCTGCTCACCCGACCGGTACGGCTTGATCAGCTGGAACACCGACGTCACTCCGTCGCCAAACCCGATCGTCACGTCATCAAACACCGGATCAGCCTTGGCGCGGCTCGTCTTGAAATCCGCCCAATCCTTCCAGCGAAACGCGTGCATCTGCCCCATGCGCGCCTCAAAGAACCCCATCACGGCCTGCAGATCATCAATCGACCGCATCCCAACGCCTGCGTCATAGACCCGCCGCGAGTGCGCCCATGGCGTGTTACGCTCCTCAAACCCGTTGGCCAGTGTCACCACATCGGTCCGCCGTTGCGGTCCTCCAATCGCGCCAAAGCTCAAGGAGGTCGGAAATCTAACTTCATGAAATGCCATCACCGGCTCTCCTTTTCAGGTCTTGGTTTTCGGGGCTCAAAAATCAACGATTGCGGTCGCCAGAGGACAAAGCACGGCTCATCTGCGCAGCAATCTGGCTACGTGACCGTGCAAACCCCTGCACATCCGGCGTCGTGATGTTCATCACCACAGACACCGCACCTCCACCGCCCCCACGCACACCCAGTTTGCCATCCGGCCCCCGCGCCAGCGGCATGATCGCCTCAGGCCCTGCTTCACCCATCACACCGGTCCCGCCGCGCATCGGAAAGGCCGTCGCCCCATTCACAACACCCCCCGTGGCAAACGGCGTCACACGGCCACTCGAAAAGGCAGCCCCATTCTCAAACGGCAATATCCCCTGCACCAGCGACCCGACCCCTTGCGAGATCAGCCCGCCAAAGTGCTGCGTCACCGGCTTCATCGCCGCCGAATACGCCGTGCTCGCCAATGATGACGCCACCGTCCGCATCGCATCCGACAGCTTCATCCCGTCAAACACCACCCCATCAAACGCCCGTCGCAACCCCTTGCTCAGACCCTTCTCAAGCGTCGCGACATCCTTGCCCGTCGCAGACAACGCCGTCCGCATCCGCCGCAACTCACTGTCAAACCCCGACACCAGATGCGACGTGGTCGCCAACGTCCCGTTCAGCCCCTCTGCATTCCCTTGCAGATCGCCCATATCTTCATAATCCGCCATCACCCGCTCCCCTTTTCACTGTCTGGATACGCCGCCATCAACGCCGCCAAGCCATCACTCAACAACGGCGCATCGCCCGCATCATGCCCTAACATCAGCATCAATTCCGCAGGCGTCAGCGCCCAGAACTCGGCAGGCCGCAGGCCCAAACCCTTGATCCCCGCGCGCATCAATTGACCCCATTGGAAACCGCCACTCACTCCGGCACCACAAACGCCCGCGCCAACAACTCTGCCGCACACCTAGCCGCACCCATCGGCCCACCGCCAACCTCAGCCCCAGCCAAAACAGCATCCGAAATATCCGCACCACCGCCGCGCAGACCAGCACCGAGCAAAGCAATCACATCCCTGGACGAAAACGCATTCCCCTCGAACCGCTCGACCAACCCCACAAGCGAGGTCTCATCAAGCCGCTCTTCCAACTCCGCAAACGCCCCCAGCGTCAAGCGCGCCACATGGCGCACCCCGTCAATCTCAACCTCAACGTCCCCGCGAAACCGGTTTGCCATGCTCAAACCTCCGGCTCTACAACCGCGCCATCAGGCTCCGCCGAAAACACGATCATCCCCGCCGATTGCAGGCTCAGCTCATAGGTCACTTCCCCATTCACCGTGCCCGCATACTCGAATGACGCCACCTGAAACGGCCCCTGCACCACGCCAAACTCGGGGATCACAATCTGGAAATCCGGCGTCTCACCGTCGAAAAACAACTGCCGCGCCCGCTCGTCCGTGCCTGCATCGCGAAACACACCAGAGCCTGAAATCGCCGCCGACCGCACACCGGCACCCACCAGCAACTCGCGCCAGCCGCCTTCGCTGTCCAGCGTCGTCACATCCACCGTTTCCGCGTTGAAACTCACCCGTGTCGCCCGCAGACCGGCAATCGTCTCGAACTGCCCGTCGCTCGTCATATCCACTTTGACCAAAAGGTCTTTACCTGCCTGAACAGCCATCACATCTCTCCAAATTGCTCAAAATTCTTAACCTGAAGCCCGCGCCCGAAACCGCAAATCAATCTGCCGCGCCGACATCGCATCTATCCGCTTGGCCGTGGCCCGCTCAAACCGCAGGCTCACCAAATGCCCTCGGTCCAACGCCAAATCGCCATCATGCAACACATCCGTCACCGCCCCCGCCGCCGCCTTGGCATCCGCAAATCCGGGCCGCGTGGTGATCACCGACACCTTGAACCGGTGCACCGCACCGTCCCCGCTCACATCTGACGCATCAACCGCCGCCTCAGACCCCAAACGCACATAAATCTCCGGCAAAGTCCCCTGCGGCACCGCGTCATAAATCGCCGTCCCCACAACCGCAGCCAGTGCCGCGTCCGCAGCCAACGCCTGATACACAGCCCCCTGTAAATCTCCCGACAAAGCAAAGCTCATACGACCTCCTCCTCATCCACAAAGCAGGTCAGATAGCGCCCGTCACAGTCCCGCTCGGCCACCGCCTGAATGGCAAACACCCGTGTGCCATCGCGCAATCGCTGCTGCGGTTTGGGTCGCTGCGGGTTGCCAAACGGCGCACCCCGCACGACAATTCTATGGCTCATCCGGCTCACAGGCGTGGCACTCGACGCCGTCTCCCGCCCCGTGCGCGCGGTAATCTCACTCCACAAGGTCCCCAACACGACCCAGCCTTCGACAAAACCGCCCGCCCCGTCACTCACCCGCTCGGGCGCTTCCAACACCAAAGCGTGGCTCAACACAGGCACGGTCATGCGCCAAATCCGATGCGCACGTGCTTGTACCGCTCAATCAAGCTGCTCACCCCGAACGGCATGCAGCCATCAGACAGCCCTGTATCATTGCGGTACTCGTAATAATGCGCCGCCAGCATCAACACGGCCTGCGCCAAATCCCCGGGCAAGCTTGCCCAATCAGGTCCAAACCCCGCTACAAACGACACCTTCACCGCGCCCCCCGCTGGCACGCTTGGCAACGCAGCCCCCACAGACCGCAACCGTGGCTGTTGCATGTCTCGCTCCACCCAATACGCAGCCCCGTCCACAACCGTCTCGACACCGTCCCGCGCAACCCGCGCCACAGCCGACACCGCCACCACCGGTGCCACCGGAAACACCTGCGCATCCACCCCGCGCCACCCCGACACGGACCAGCTAAACGCCCGCGCAATCAACGCCTTACCCGTGCGCGCCTCCACCGCAGCCATGGCGGCGCGCAAAAACGAGCGCACCAACGCATCCTGCACATCATCCGCATCAAACCCGGTCCCAAGCCGCAGATGCGCCTTGAACGCCTCCACCGGCAACGCACCATCCGGCACAGTGGTTTCCTCAATCAACATCATGAAATGTCTCCAAACTTATACCCTCGGATGGGTCCACATAGACCCGGACGCGCGGCCACCTACCCTGCTCGGTCAGAGGGGAGCAGCTGGGCAGCGCAGATCACAGCCGCGCGCCCGAACCGGGGTCAAGTTACCCCGGCCCCGACATCGACACTCCCCTTAGGAGGTGCCGAATTTCAGCAGCTTGATCGCCGCAAAGTCGCTGACATCGCCGCCCACACGCTTGGTTGCATAAAACAGCACATGCGGTTTGGCGCTGAACGGATCGCGCAAGATGCGCAGATCAGGACGCTCCGCCACGGTATAGCCCGCACGGAAATCACCAAACGCGATAGAGAAACTGTCCGTGCCCGCATCCGGCATGTCCTCGGCCACCAGCACCGGATAGCCCATCAGCTGCGCAGGCTCGCCCGCTGCCAGACCATCAGACCACAGGAAACGCCCATCATTGTCCTTCAGCTTGCGTACCAGACCCGCAACCTTGGAATTCATCACAAACGCCCCGTTCGCGCGGTACTGCGCCCCCAGCGCATAGACCAATTCAATGATCGCCTCACCCGTCACACCACCATTCACAGATGACGGCACATAACCAAGGTTGCCCCAGGACCACAGGTCATTGTCTGCCGTGGCATGCGACAGAAAACCCTTGGGCTTATCAATGCCATCCCCGATGATAAAGGACGCGGCTTCTGCACGCGCAAACTTGTCCGCAATACGCCCCGCGAGCCAACCTTCAATGTCGAACGCTGAATCGTCCAGCAAACGCTGCGACGCTTTCGGCAAAGCGCTCAACTCATGCAAAGGCACCGTAATACGGTCAATCTGCGGCGTATCGGTCTCGGCCTGCGCACCGCTCTCGGTCGCCCAGCCGGCACCGACATCGGTATGATCCACCAAAATATCGTAAGACGTCGCCTCAACCTGAACGACGCTTGCAATCGCACGAATGGACGCCGTGGCATTCAGCACCGACTGCACGGTGGCGCTTGTCTGCGGATCAACCAGATACCCGCCATCGGAATTCACCGCTGACGACAGCGATTTACCCTCCAGCTCAAGGCCGCGCATCCCGTCATCATCGCCATTCCGCAGATACGCATTGAACGCCTTCTGGTGCGGCGCACCGGCATCAGCAGCCCCACCCAAAGGAGTACGTGCAGGCAAAGTCATTTTACGATCCAACATAGTCATTCGCTCTTCTGTTTGTTGAAGTTTGGTCTCAATTTCAGCCTGGAAGCCTTTGAAGTCAGTGACAAATCCCGTCACCGCCGCACGCACTTCCTCTGCTGGCGACACATCTGTGCCACCCGATTTCATCTCGTTCATGTGCTCTTCCTCAGTCGATGCCGCGCACGTCCGCGCGCCATATTGCAGCGGCGTGGATCACCCCCGCCCCATCTCGGCACGCGCCCCCTGAAAGGCCGCCGCCATCTCGCGCAAAACCTGACCGACAGGAATGAAATCTCCCTTCGCCCCGACCCGCGCACTGGGCAGCATCGGGAAGGTCACCAGCGACACCTCCCAAAGCTCCAGTTCCGACAAGAGCCGCTGGCCCTTGCTGTTCTTCGTGGCGCGCACCGTGCGGTAGCCAATCGACAGCCCGTCAATCGCCCCCGCCGCAATCAACGCTGCCGCCTCGCGCCCCTTCTCAACCGAATTGAGAATCCGCCCCTTCACAAACAAGCCGCGTGCATCCTCGCGCACCTCATCCCAGACCCCAATCGGATGGCCCGGCTCGTGCTGCCACAGCATCTTGATGTTGCGTTTGCTTGCCGCAAGCGCCTTCAACGACGCCGCATAGGCCCCCGCCTCAACCACATCACCGCCCTGATCCACAGCACCGAACAGACTGGCATAGCCCGAAATCTCGACACCGCCCTCGACCTCAACCACATCCTCGAAACGCATAAATTTGCACTCCAAACCGGGCATTGCACCAGACACATCTTTCCCGTGCTCTGGCACATAGCCAAAGCCGCTCATATCATAGTCCATATTGAACTCCTGTTAGATTTCAGCCCGTTACGGCGTCACCACCAAAAACGATTCCACCGCCTGCGCCAGAATAACCGCCACGACCCCGTACACCGTCAGCCACAACCGCCGCTCCATGCGCTCCATCAGCCGCTCCATCCGGTCCAACCGCTCGACCATATTGGCGTGGTGGATCGCAGAGACCCGCTCATGCGCCTGCAACCTTAACCCCGGCGCACACTCAAACCGCTCGTACCGCGCCTCATTCATCCGCACCCACCGCAGGCAGACCCAAAAGCGCGCGTTTCTCCGCTTCACTCAGGAAATCCGCCTGCGCCACCCGCGCCCACTGCGCATCCCGCTCCGCCGAAAGTGCAGGCACCTGATCCAGATCCGGCTTCACCTCCACCGCATCCCCGCCGAACCCGTTCAGCCAATGCGCAAGCGCCGCCGTCACCCGTGTCGCCAGTGGCAATACCGTCAGCCGGTAAAACGCCCGATGCGCCTCTTGATAATTGGCATAAGTCGCGTCGCCTTGAATCCCCAGCAACATTGGCGGCACCCCGTACGCCAGCGCAATCTCCCGTGCCGCAGACTCCTTGGTCTTCTGAAACTCCATATCCGACGGTGAAAACCCCATCGGCTTCCAATCCAATCCACCTTCCAACAACATCGGACGCCCCGCATTCCGCGCGCCCTGATGATGCTGCTCCATCTCAGACACCAGCCGCTCATACTGGTCATCCGCCAGCTTGCCCTGCCCCTCGGCCCCCTTATAGGTAATCGCCCCCGACGGCCTTGCTGCATTATCCAACAACGCCTTGGACCAGCGCGAGGCTGAATTATGCACATCCATCGCCATTGCCGCCGCCTGCATCGGTGCAAACCCGTAATGATCGTCCTGCGGATGAAACGACTTGATATGACACACCGGACTGACCTCACCCACCGCAAACCGGTGCTTGCGCCCGCCAACCGCGTACTCATACGCCACAGGCCAGCCATCCGTCCCCTGCACCACCGACATCCGGTCCGACCGCAACACATGCAACTCAACCGGCATGCCGTCCCCGACCGCCTCGACATACCCGTTGCCCGACAACAGCAGCTGCGCATAAAGCGCCTCCAGCAACTCCGCACGCCCTTGCGCCCCGTTAGGCCGCGCTAATAGTGCCGCCACTGGATGCTGATCAAAGCGTCGCTCCGCATCCTGCACCACCAAAGGCAGCGCCGCAGCCG